CAAGCTTGGAACTGGCCAGCCCAGTCTCTGGAATACCAGAGATTCCACACTTCTGTCGACAGGAGCTGCACAAGATAGGTCAGCCCGTACATTCACATTCCACCATTGGGAAATGTCGTTGTACCGGTTGGCTAACTTCTCGAGTGGAGCCTCCTTAGACAGCTCTCTTCCACCTTGACCCTTCTTGAAGTATCTCATGAGATTCTTGCGTGCTTTCATGCCCACCTGTCCAGGTGCGGGGAAGAAACCTTTCAATTTCTTCCTTGGTTCGTCAGCGTATCCCATCATTAGGGCCAGCTGTCTCGACACCGATAGAGTAATGATCTCTTCTGCGTCTCGAGCCGAACCAAGAGGAAGGAATCCCGAAGGGACTCCCTTCTCCCGGCGTGAAAAGGCTACCTTGCCGCGCGCAAGTCTTTCTCTTGCATGGTCAGCCGCCATCTACCTGAATGGGACCGGCTTGGATGAACTCCAAGGTCTACCAAAACTCATGATGTCTTGGACAGACGACCGGTACAGAACCCCACGAAGGCAAATGCGGACCCATCGAGGAACGTCTTTTAAGTTTAAGGTCCTTCCCGGAAGTCCAAAACCACCGAACAGGCGAGGGAGGTTGGGAATCAGTCCACGGGTATGAGCCCATTTCTCGATTCCTGGATGCAAAACATCCAGTACCCTCCTCACTTTCTTGGCGCGATGCGGATTTCCTGCTGCAATACTGCTCGAGGCAGGCCCAATTGCTGCCCACGTAGGCACAATCGAAGTTTCACCGGGAAGCCGACGAGGTCTTGTAAGTCCTCGTAACGGGATCGCGTTCGGCCAACGGACCGAAGCAGTGCATAACTGCTTGAACTTCATGTGGTTGTTACCTTCGTACGCAACAAATGGTCTGCCCCTCACCTTTCTTGGTCCTTGGACTGGACTAGGCACTAGCTTGCGGTCGTGAATTGTGCGTGACTTCACCCTGAAGCAGACTTCAGTGAAGACTCCAGCAGTCTTCAATCTGAAATGCTTGCCACCGGAAATGATCCCGTGACACTGTTTCAGGACTGTATGGTAGCGCTGCGACACTGACATAGGCCAGTGTGCAACGAGATCATCACCACAAATGGCGACCCTGTGGGCTAGCATCCGCCTGTGTTCAGTCTTAACAACCGTCGCAACAGCCTCTTCGACCCAGAAGAGATGAACGAGACAGAGGAAGAACCATGTAGTCGGGAGTCCCATAAGGATCCCACGACTGGTCTCTTCAACAATCTCGCCTTCTGGGTATCGAAGTCTCAGTGGTCCTGTGCAGCAGAAGAGGACGTCCCCCATCCAGCTCGGTAGCTTGAAGCTAACAACGATCTGCTCCACCATTGACTAAAGCAAGTCAAGCGGGAGGGTATCTGAAGCCGACGTCAGGTCAGAGGAAATGATCTCATGACCGTCGATGGGCCGTGATAAACGGAAGACATCTTCGAC